AGCAACACAACCAGATCCATTGCCACCTGAAACTTTTACTATTGGTGAACTAATATAATCAAATCCAGGATTTTCTAAAATTATTTCATCAATACTTCCAGATAAATGTGGATATGCTTCTGCTCCAGATCCAGACGAATCTAAAATTGAAATAGTTGCAGGATTTATAACATCATAATTTGATCCGCTTTCTAAAACATTGATTTTTTGCAATTGACCATAAAATACAGAATCATTTGAGAATGGAGAATACAATTCTACACCATTCAAAGAAACTCCAATTGGACCAGATAATGGTGAATTGTTTGTGTTTTTTTCTGGATTTTTTAAAACTCTTTTAAAGTTATCTTGATTTATTAAATTATTTCCATAAAGATCTGCTGGTGTAATTGTATTTGTATTATTTCCAGATCCATTAAAATTTAAAAAATTATTTGAATGTATGTTTAATCTACTTAAAGATAATTGGATGGAATTATCGTTCAATTTATTTACATAATAATAACCAGATGATATGCCAGTTATATCCGAAGATGATTCTAGATAAATTTTATCTCCAGTAATAAATCTGTGAGAACTAATATTAATTACACCCGAAGATGCAGAGTTTGACGTAAATGTTTTTGATCTGTTAGTTGTTTCTAATGCACTATATGATGGGTAACCAGAAAATGCAATATAAGTATTTTCATCTTTATCAATAAATGAATTTTGAATATCTGCAAGAAGACTATTTAAATTTAAATTACTGGAAACAAAATTTAAATTTTTCTTAACATAATATTCTGTATTGTTATCTAAAGATCCTGTTGTAATTTGAAATTGAGTGGAATTTAATACACTAGAAACTTCGGAAGAACTTACTATTGTTGAATTTGTTAATTTTTCTATAATATCTACACTATTTCCTTTTTGTAGAAAATGTGGAGATTTTGTTATTATTGTATTTGTTGCTGCATCTACAGATTGAGTTTCTGTGTATGAAATATTATTATGGAACCAAGTAGAAAACTTTTTATCATCTAATGAAGTTTTCTCGCCAATATATTTTAATTTGATTTGATCACCAGGAAGAAAATATTTTGTACTCTCTACTCCAGTAGAAAGATCTGAAATTCCACCAACAACTCTCATTTTGCATATTAAGTTTATATCATTATTTTCATAACCATAAACAAAATTATCATCTATAATAGGTGTATTTTCATTTAATGAAGTTGTAAGTCCAATACAACCAAAAAATTGATTATGGGATTTTGAAGTGTATTCAATCTGATTGTAAACATTACTTTCTTCATCCAAATAATAAAAATTACCAGAATCTTTAAATCCAATAGTGGAATCTACAGTAGTAACATCGGAAGATGGTGTATTGCCAATTACTTTAGTCTTATTGCTAATTAAAAAATTTCCATTAATGGTAGATTTTGGAAAACTGATTTTATAATATTTTTTATTCCCCAAATAAACATCTTCCACATTTGATATTGTTCCACTTGCAGTAGGAAAATCAAAAGAATTTTGGTATATGGTAGTTTCTTTAAGATTAGTTGGATTTCCATCCAAAGATTCTACTATCATTTCATCAACACTTATCCATTCTGCTTCTGATGGAGATATTGTATTGTCAAATGGTTTTATAATTTGAACATTTTTTCCAAATAAAATTTTAAATAGGATTTTGATGGCACTATCAGTTCCTTTTGAACTATAAAAATCTTTTGCTCTAGTTAAAATATTTTCCGCAGATACACCAGGAGCAAAAGTTCTATTTTCAAACCCAGGTAAAAATTGATATTTATATTTTTTGAAAAATTCTTGTACAAATATAGAACTTAAATTGCTAACTAAAGATCCAGAGAAGTGCTCTTCTGCATCAGTTGAACTAAAAGTTAAAAATTCTGGATTACCTTCAGTTTCAATTTCAGAAATACCACTAAACCCACGAATACAACCAGTAAAAGAATTTGTTGTAATTCCAGTATAAGTGATAATTTCATTATTAACCTTTAATAACCCATATTTTGAAGGAAATCCAATAGTTGTATTTACATTAATTGTATCATCAAATGCCAATACATCAGACGTTAAACTTATAGAAATTGTGGACAATTCAACATTACTATAAGTATCAATATGTTTGTATGAAGGGATATTTTCTGCTAAATCTACAATAGAATATTCAAATTCTTGAGAAATATAATACTGATTCAAAAATTCTTTAAATAAAGGATTTTCCTCATTCAGAAATTCTGGAATTTGATTCTCAACAATATTTGAAATTTTAACTTTGTTTTCTAACATCTTTATCTCGTATACTTTTTATTGCTTGTGTAACTAGAAGGTGGAACGTAGGAATTTCCAGATTTATTGGACCCAGAAGATATAGGATCTTCTATAAGATTTAGTAAACTATTACTTGTAGTATCTAGGACAATATAAAGATTTTCTTTTGCGATAATATCATTTGAATCTGGAACAACTTCAACTTCAATTCCAACAGAAGATGCTGTAGATGTAATAGTTAAAGGATATAATATAATTTCTCCTCTTTCATAGTTTACTGTTCCTGCATTATTATTGATAAAATTTGGAGATCCATCAATTAAGGTAAAAAATCTAATTTTTCCTTTTTTTCCCGTAGAATCATCTGGAAGATCAGTCAAATATATATCACCATCAACTCCGCTTATTTTGAATGATGTTGAACGAATGTTGAATCCGTAAATATCTGCGTGAAATTTATTCACAAAACACAATTCATAATTGGCAAGCACATTATATGCAGGAGAAAGATTTCTTCTCATTTTAAAAAGAGTAATATTTGAAGTTATACCCTTATCTACGTTATCAATTAATGAAATCAACTTACTATATTTAATTCTTCCACCAAAAGAGTTAATATCAGAAGATTTTGAATATAAATTAATTGTTGATTGAATTCTTGTATAAAGATTTTCTTTGTTTGATACAAAACTTGGATCATATGATACTGTTGAATCGTATTCTACATACAAATACTTCAAATCAATAAATTCTTGCTTAATTCCTGCTACTGTATACTTCTTTAAATTATTTTTAATTGAATTTTTCGTGACATCCGATAGGATTTCTCCATTTTTTGGTTTAATTGTAATGTAAACTTTACCATATTGTGGGGGATCAAGTTCTTCCCCACCATATGCACTCACCGAATCAACGTTTGAGTATAAAAATGGAATTAGACTTGTGTAATCGTTGGACGTAACTGCCCTGTATTGCGATGCGTAGACCCTTGGAGCAAGATATTTGATCGTATCTATAGATTCAATACCATCTCCGTTTTCAGACGATTGTAGAGTGGTAAGAAGAGATATTCCAGAAGTGACTGGTTTGTCAATTCCGTTCTCTACATAGGATAAATTACCAGAAAATGTGAAATTTGTACTACCATTACCATCAATTCCGTTTGTTACAATGTATGACGCAGTAATTGTGCTACCATTTTCTGGTTTTTTGCCAAAAATGTTATCACCAAACAAAATTTGATACTTTTCATCATCAATTTCTTGAATTAAAAAGATTTTTGAATTTGATTCTACTGTAAAAATATTTGTGTAGAGTTCATAGTTGTCTGTTGTGGTTCCAGTAACAGAAACTCTTACTGTTGATGTGTCAATATTTGCATTTGGTAAGATATATTTTGCATTTCCTTGCGAATTATCTACATTGAACGTTTTTTTTAAAAATGTTCCTTCATAAATCTCAACATTATCAAATGTTGCAATCCCATTACTATCTGGAGTAACAGAAATATCCTCTGGAATTGAAAAAATATAGTTTCCACCTTGAAGTGACCCTAAAGCAACTACACCAGCATTCAATTTTACTAATCTTGTATTGATGTTACTAACATCTACACTAAAACTAATTTTTGCTCTTGAAGATTTAACAGATCTTGGCACATATCCAATATTTCTTGCCAAAGAAACTACATTTTCTCTTAATGTAGAGCTATCAATGAATGACTCATTGATAGCCATATTGGTATTATATGATGTAATGTAACTATTATAAGCAAGAAGATCAATTAAAACTGAAAAATTGGATCCCTCAAAGTCAAAATCAGTAAAATTAGGATTTGCTCTCAGATAATCTTTAATCTGAGTTCGTAAATCATTAAAATCTAAATTTGTAAACTGATTGAAGGACATTATACTCTTGTTGGTTGTAAGATGAATTCTATATTTTGTGTCGGAAATGGTAACCCAACAATATCATAAGAAATATTGATGTTTAAATCATTTGTATCTGCTGGTTCATCAATAAAAACAGTTCTCAATTTGATTCTAGGTTCAAAATTATTCAACAATGATGTAATTTCTTCTTGTAGAAATGAACTTATGCCTGAATTTTGCAACTCAAACATTGAATTTTCTACTGATGTTCCCAACAAATCATTAAAAAACCTTTCACCAAGACGAGTTCTGACTAAATTGATAACAGATTTTTTAATTGCGTCCTCATTTTTGAGTGCAATCACATCATTCGTAACTGGATGCCTCGCAAAAGACAAACTAATGTCCTTAAAACTACGAGAAATTGTTACCGCCATTCATCTTTTTATACTTTAATATATCTATAATACTTTTTTACCAGTTTTTTCCGTAAACTGGTTCAGTTCCATACTCCCAATCATCATAATCTTCATCATTTCTAATTTTTTCATGAAGATCAGTTTGTTTTTTTAGATCATGCTTTGGTGCTCGATCATCCATAAACTCTTGAATCACTCTTGTGGTGGGTTTTGTATCATAATCTGTAACTAACTTTGTAGTTCCCCACATCTGCCTCATATAATTTGAATTTCTATCGACTGGTAAATTAGACATCTTAACTCCTGATTGTAAAATCAGAACTTTTTAAGGGGTTTCTATCCCTTATTTCTATCTATACTATTTTATCTTTCAACCAAAAAAATACCCAACCATTACCTTTGGGAGTAATGACTGGGATTGTATGATTCAATTGAATTATTTTATCGCCCTTGTCCTCTATACTTCTTACGTGCCGCATTACGACTCGTAGCACTATGTTTTGTATTACGTCCATCTCCTTGACGAGTGTTCTTTGGAGTACTCTCAATTTGTAGATCCTTCCGACTCTTTTGTGCCATCTTTAATTCTCCATCTAACGGTTTTATAAAAGGTTTTTTATAACTTCCAAAAACATCAAAAATGCTTCTATAAGAATTTCAAAAAACCTCATAGAAGCATTCTATCATATCACATGACTTGAAGTCAACTCAAATAATTCGCATCTTCTCGTGTCCAACACGAATTCTTGGATCACACCAAATCTCATATCCTGCATCCTTTGCATCAAGACAGAATGAGACATCCTCGCCACACATGTCCTGTACTTCACCACTTTCAAATTGTTGCATTTTTGGTGCAAACCAAGGATACTCCAAACTCTCAAATACTCCTTTCTTAATCAATACCCATCCAAATCCTGTGTAATCAACTGTAAATGGTTTGCGACGTTTGCTCATCGTTTCACCATTCTCATGATTCATAACTCCACCATTGGTCCTGAAATCATCTTCCTCTAACCAATGTGCAACAGATGTGGTGTGACCGTCTTCGGTCATATACCATCCAGCAGCAATATCTTTATCCATTGCTACAAGACGATAAAACTTCTCTGTATCAAATACAATATCACTATCAATCCATAACTGATAATCATACTGCAACTTCCCATCCCATGGAACTTGCTTTGGTCCCCTCAATACATTTGCTCCAAGTACCTTACATCTCGCAAAATTAACCATACTTGAATAATCTTGTGAAATCTGAATACTTGCTCCACTCTGTACTAAATCAAAACATAATTGTACAAAGTTCTTCAAATACGTGTAAGATACTCCCCGTCCTGGTAAACAAAATACTACAGACTTTCCACGAATCATTTCCTTTGCTGCACCTAAATTAAAATCATCCTCTGATGTTACTTTAGGTGCTGTTGCTTTAACCGTAAATCCTTTAGCCATAAAATTTTTCACCGTACATTTATTATTATACCATTACAATTTATTCATTGCAAGGTACTTCGTTGCTATTTAGAACTACTGTGATGTCCTCGTTTCCTCCCCCACTTGTCCATACAAGTCCTCTGATTAATTTCAGACTCTCTTGTAAATTTTCCTGGGAAATTTGTTCTATTACATTCACACCCCGAACTGAAATATTATAAGTATTCATCCTCTTCTATCTTCTGAAATAAATCCTCCACATCCTTCCTCAAACTATCATTGATAATTAACATCTTATCCGTATCTAACCGATGTTGGATTGTCTCCAATAATACATCCTTCTCATAATCATCAAATTCAAATTTCATAACCCTTACGCAATTTTACCTTTTGTTTTTATATAGCACTTTAACCTTTTTACACAAAAAATTTTCCCCAAAATTTTTTTATTTTTATTCATAATCCCTCGGACGCTTTCAAAGGTTTGTAGGTTAGGGTAGTTTGCCTTTTTAGCTTTAGGGGGGCATCGGTTAGGTATAAGAATACAACAACACAAAATATAACTGTCGAACAGTGCTGTTTGATTATAATAGACGAACAATAACGAATACTTATAATCAGTACTGTGTGTTGTTATAACGAACTATATGGGGGGTGTCCAATATAACGAAGGGGACGATATAAGTGCTTATGTAACACTGTTTGATTCAAATTACGAAACTATACGGGGGGTGTCCAAAAAGACGAAGTGTGTGTGAGTTATAAGATAGTGGGGTTATAAGTTAGTACACAGAACTGTGTACAACGAACAGTATAGCACAGGACGAACCAAATAGCAAACTGTATGGGGGGTGTCCTAATTGAGGGACTGTTAGTTTGTCATACTCTCACATACTATAACGAACATATGCTTATACTGTGCTGTATGACGAACTGCTATAACGAACTGTGATGTATAACGAACTTTTATAACGAACTCTTATACATGACGAAGAGTTATACACAGGTTTTCCACAGTTTCTTATAAGTTTTCCACAGGTTTTGAATAGTTTTCCACAGGACGAATCTTATAAACCCTTGCAAACACTACAAATCGTTATAAACCTGTGGAAAACTTTCCTGTGGAAAACTAACGACTTCCCCTATAGAAAACTGTTGCCTACTTGTGGAAAACTATTTTTCCACAGGTACGAAGTCTTATAATACTTTGCGGTTTTTGTCAAGATGTGCTGTGCCAGTCCTAGAAGCGCCTGTGAGGCGCTTGACAATTTCTGCGAATCATGGTAGAATGCAAGCCTAGACCCATAAAAGACAGAGCATTTATGAAGCGTTAACACACTATAAAGTAACTAATATATAGCACACTACAAAACACGTAGTTATGTTTTTTAATACATTTAATTTAATTATGAAATGTAACGTAATTATGTTCTAATTGATAATCTATGCTTATGAGCATGAGGAATAGTGTGTGAGAGAGTAGAGAGATAGTCTCAGTATTGCACATTAGATGAGGCAGTAATGAGTTCATGTTGAATATCAAATACTTCCATACTATCCATATCAATCTCATTCATATCTACATAAACAAACTCATTCAGGTTGATTGTATTATCAGTGTAGATAGGAGTATACATTAGATCATTATCTTCATCTAACGTATAAGCACAACCGTGATCTTCTTTGTGTAGGATAAGCATGTTAGTTTTGTTGGCAGAGTTTAATAGCATCAGTGATGGATGTAGTGATAAACTTACATTCACCATTGGTGTTACATACGGCATAAACTTTTTGTTGAGTGTTAATGTCGTAAGTGAAACGGATAGTCATTAGTTTAGTTGATGAATTGATGAAAGTCAGGCACCCAGAGGATTTCTACTGGTCCTTCGTGATCTTCATGAGTAAAGATTTCTCCCCATTCATAAAAGATTGCTCGGGCATTCTGTCTATGTTTCTTACCTTTCTTGTTGAGAAGTTTATGAAACCTTTTGTCAACTTGAGAGAAGGTAATATCCATCTGGTCATTCAGTTGTTCATCAGTCATTAAATAGAGGCAAATGCAGATTGGTCTTGTTTTTGTGATTTGATCTGTTTGTTATAAGCAGACTTGTTCTTTTGATTGAACTGTGAAGGCAATTTTGTTTTACCTTGAACCTCATTGATAAGAGCAAAACATTTAGTGAGAAATGCTTTTTCAAGTTTTTGTGAGGTTGTCATCTGCCTTTGATTGATTACTCCGTAATCATAGCACGGGTAGGAGGTCTTTGGGGGGTATAATGTGCCAGAAGAATTACTGGCACATCGCATAATGAGTCTCGTGTGGGACAGGATAACCTATACACCACACAGAGCACGTTGAGTAGAACCTGATGCCTGACGATTCAAAGAAACACCAGCACCAACATTTGACCCAATAGCAGCACCTTCACCACTTGCACCATTCATTTTACGAGCACGTCCAAATCGCATCGTAGAGAGTTTATCACTCACTGCTTTTGCATCATCGTGAACTCGGTTCTCTGCTTCTTTCATTTCATGCAGTCGCACTGCTACCTTATCAGCAAATGCCTTACGGAAATTAAGTTTGAAACTACGAGAAACACTCTTACCAGTTAGGTTAGAAAGAATCTTCTCTGCTTGATGTGCAACTTCTGCTTCTTTCTCCATGACTTGATTCAAGTAATCAAAATACAGTTTCACTTGAATCTGTTGTGCATCACTACCGATAACCTGAAGGGATTTCACATCACCATTCTTCATATATGCTTTTGCATCATAGAATGTTGCAATCGCATTCAGAAGAGTCGTAAGTGCATAGTTCGCACGTTTGAAAGTAGCAAAAGACTCATCAAATACTTGAGTTTCAGTTGCTTCAGTAATCGTAACACCATACTGTTTGCAAAGTTTATCAATCATCTTTGCAGCAGCATCTGCTTCACCATCAAAAGAAGTTCCTTCCTGAAGTTTCAGGATAGACTGAATCTTGGAGATGACTTGTGAACGGTCCATGTTAAAAGAATGAAGATTGAGACTCGGGTGGGACAGTGCGACCTGCTCCCTCCACCCTTTAAGAATACCACATTTTCAGGTCTGTGCTCTTTTATTGTGCCAGTGGTATTAGTGGCACATCACATAATGAGTCTCGTGTAAGACGGGTTACACTAAACAGCACCGTAGAAAGGATTACCAAGTTGTGGAAGATTACTATTGTCAGCAGTGACAACATAACCAAGTGAAACACGGTCACGAATCGCAAGAGATTTCTCAACACGATTGAGAAACTTTTTGGACATTTGCTCTACACCTTCCCAAGAAAGAACTTGCAAACACCATTCTTTGCTAATATCACCATAAGGAGTTTTGACAGGATAGTATTGAACAACCATCGTGCCGTCTTTAGAATGTAAAGTAGGAAAATCAGTCATTAGAATAAGTTCAGAATTGAGTGTCAAACACATAACCATTGCCGTTGAAGACAACATCCAGATTTTCAAATGTTGCTTCCCAATCAACTTCCACAAAACTTGGAACTTCTACACAATACACATCAGAAGTGTATTGCTCGGCATAAGATGCTTTGGAATCATATTGACCCCGATAAGCATCTTCAAAGTTGGATTGTGTGAAAGAATGAAGACCAAACTCTTCAATGAAAGCATCTACTGCTTCGTAAGAATACTCTTCACCAGCAACAACATAATCCTCATAATATGTGCGGAAATCTGCTTCAGAGTTTGCATCAATGAACTCTACAATATCTTCCAGAGCATAAGAATCTTCCAGCAGTTCTTCAATTTTATCTACAGTCTCCTGCGAATAGACTTCTTTGTAATTCATCGTGAAAGGAACAGACATTGGTTTTCTCTTGATTACTCCGTAATCATAGCACGGGATCGGGTCGTTTTGGGGATGTTATGGACACTTGCACAACTGGCACATCCCATCATTGGTCTCACTGATCTTGCTCTACATTGAATATATCACCAATCATATTTCCTAAACACATCCTCTACATTTGCATCAGCATCAAATAACACATAAACAACATCATCGTATTGCTCATTAACTGATTTTAGCAAATCTACCAAACAAGGCATATTTTCTTCAATATAAAACTCATACATTTCTGGGTCAGCATTCACCAGAGAACAAGTATCACTATGAACATAAGAAACCTTATCAATCTTTCGTCCCTCTAAAGGATGAAGATGTGCTGTTGATAGTGTGAGGATTTTAGAGAATTCCATTTGAATTAAGAAACTAAAGTGACTTCAGTGATATTTGGTGATTGTTTTAGCAATCTATTCAATAACCTTTTTCGATTGGAGTTCTTACTCAAATCTACATTTGTATCAATGTGAATAGGAACTTGTTGTGAAACTCTGTCATCATAAGAGAACTGAACCATAATAGTTTGTTTCATTAGAAATCATCCAAACAGTGACGGTATTCTTGATTGAGACGAATCATAACATCATCCCAAAACTCTTTGTCGTCATCATCGTTGTATTGATTGTTTTCTTCAACCAAACGAATCAGATTGTTGAGATCATCAGAAGTGAGGTAATTCATTTTGCAGGATAAAGACAGGAACTAACATTACCAGGACGGGCAAGAACTTGCCCACCTTTTGCGGCACATTGTGCTTCAATTTTTGGATTGGTGATATTAAGAAGACCCGCAGCAACTACGAGAAGCACAATACCAGCACCAAGAATTACAAAGATTTGAAACCAAGTTGTGTTGTTGCTCATACAATATCCAGAAGAGTGAAGAGTTCTCGTTGTGTTTGTGTGAATAGTGTATCAGGTTCAGGATAGTCATAAAGTTCTTCCTGAAACTCTTTGTAATGATACAACATATCACGCAAAGTAGTCAGTTGTTTGTCAGTCAGTGCTTCTTGAATATCAAACATTGTAAATGGCATTGCGGCAGGCAGTAGAAAACTTATCAGCAACGTTTGTATAATCTTCTATACGTTGCCTCCAATAACTTTTATTATCTACAGATTCTTCTTCATAACGTTTCATCAGTGCAACAGCACTATAAAGTGCCGAGATCATTTCAGTTTCCTCATTGAAAGTAAAACCAGGAACAACAGGCATTGCTTTTCTCTTGATTACTCCGTAATCATAGCACCCCAGAGGGGTCTGTGCTCTTTTAGTGTGCCAGTGCGACAAGTGGCACATCTCATCATTGGACTCACAAGAAACGGTCTATAAAGATTCGTAAAATGTGCTTTCCTTTGTTCACATCAAACTTCTTATCAAAAACTACCATTAGTTCATCAATAAGGTCAGCATAAACAATTGGAACTCGTATGTGCTTTGTATCTCCTGTATTCTTAAACTTCTTTTCAAATGGCATATCTTATATGTGGGACAGATACAATTATCTATACACACAACTCTCCTTTCACAAAAATAGCATTCACCACATTCTCAAGTTGCCGAGCAATCTTATCACCATAGTTGTTCTGCACAGGAACAGTGATAGTGCCGAATGGTTTGCGATAAAGTGAGAACTGACCAGCAGCAATCTTACCATCTTGAATATCCTTACGGTCATCCTTGTTCATACGGATAATTCTTCCAATCGTTTGTGCCATCTCAATCACAGGAAGATTACGCAGCATAATGCAATCAGTAAGTCCGTGAACATTCATTCCTTCAGAAAGAATAGAATAATGAAACACAATAAACTTTTGTTGAGGATCATTACCAAACTCGGTCATAATCTCAAAGAATTTCTCACGACTGACTTTCTTCTTATTCACATAAGCACCGTGCTTGGATGTAACGTGAAGTACAGCATAACCCATATCATTGAGTTGTTGCAACAAATCACTTTCAGTGAACATATCCCAAATCACACGAGTGCTAGGAGCAGCAACAAGAACTTTGGGGACACTATCTTCATCCATATCATTGAGAATACCAATGATGTTCTCGGCATCCACATAAGCAGCATTCTCTTTGGTGCGAATAGTCTTTGCTTCGTAAGTATGAATGCGAGGAGGAATGATACTACCAGCATCAATCAATTCTTGTGCTGGAATAGAGATGATTTTCTCTCCATACACAGCAGTATTATTCATTGATTGCTCTGCATTTGTGAACTTGGGAGTTGCCGTGAAGAAATAAGCATTATCAGCATACTTGGAAGTGTGAGCAATACCAACAAAGTTGCTTGGTTTCACACAATGATGTGCTTCATCAAAATAAACAACATCAACACTGATTTTAGCATCATTTATACGACCCAGAGAGTTATAGGTGGTGAAAATGAAGTTGTGCATAGCAAATGCAAGTGCAACTTCATTATGCTCTATAATTAAATCTGGTTTTGTAGTAGAAATGTGATGAGTTTCACCACTATGAACGTGCATATAAACAATATGAAACTCACTAAGATATTCTTCAAACTCGGAGCAGAGTTGATTAGCAAGAAGAATACGAGGAGCAACAACTACAACAGTCATTGGTTCAGTTGCATTCAACAACCGTTGTTTGATGTCCTCTTTCATCACCACTGTTTTCCCTCCTCCAGTGGGTATATAGACGCACCCTTTGTTATGCTCTTGAATCGCATCCAGAGTGCGTTGTTGATAGTTAAGAAGGGTAAGCATCATAATCAATTCAATACAAGTATTGTAGCACGTTCTAGGTGCCTTTGGTGAATTATAGGGACAGTGCTACGAGTGTCCCTTGGTATAAAGTTTATAAGCCCCCGATCTGATTTGAACAGACGGCCGACGGTTTACAAAACCGTTGCTCTACCACTGAGCTACAAGGGCAAATTTTAGTTATTTAGTATGTGTCACGATTGAGATACTTGATAATCAACCAAATAACGAGAGCAATACCACCAATCAGAAGAATAAACTTCCAAAAGTAAAAAAGTAAAAATAGAGCGCCAAGAACCAAGAATCCAGCACCATCTCCACCATCAGGACTATGTGACGTAGAAGAATATTCATCATCTACATCATCTTTATATGTCTTGGGGTTGCTTACAACAACTCTTTGAGCACCAGTCATACCTAATGCTTGTGCTTCTGCGTCTTTACGAGTGATGCAATCAGCAACTCTAACTTTTTTGATATAGTTAGAATCAGTGATTACTGTGACTTCCCAATCAGGCATTACATAAACTCCATCATATAATAATCAACGGTAATTTCAAATGCTGCCGCTTTTTCTTCTAGTTCCATCGCAAACTCATCAGCATACTCTGCATCATCGTGTTGACAGAACAAATCAAGGGTAGAATCAAACATAATCAATAAACAGGTTTAGAGGATATTTCTTCCCACTCTCGTGGAAAGATTTCATTAGCAATCTTATCGTGCAGTTTGCGACCGTTAAGAGGTTTTATGTTGCTTTTGCGTTGAAACTGCTCAACAGTTCTATCTTTGAACTTGATGGTGATATTATAGAGCATAATCAAGGAAGAAGAGAGAAGGAACCACAGAACTTACGAACCCAATGTAGAGTATCAAAATACCCACGAGGATTAGACATCACCATACTCGTATCCTTGCGAGGATTATAAGCAACAGCAATGTACCTATAACAATCAGGTGCTTCTTCAATCTCTTGAATCCACATTTGATTTACATCACCAGTCTGCCAATCCCAACGGGAAGTCGTATAGTGAAAAACGTCAGTAATCATTTGTTTGTTGAATGAACTTTGAAGTGATGAGGTTTACTAACAGCATACTTGCCAAGATGTCAGTTGACGTTAGTAGGGTGGTCTTATTGCCCCCCTCACCACCTTCTTAATATACCACATTTTGAGGTCTGTGCCGGTTTACTGTGCCAGTGCTACAAGTGGCACAGCAGTATCACTTATTGCTCTCTTTTGCCAATGTTATTTCACCATATTGTTCTGGATAAACTAACAGGCACACATCTTTTGATTTGTGGTCCATTCTACAAATACAAACTGTAATGTATTTTTCGCAAATGAAATCAACTACACCGTGTGTTCCACGATAATAAACTTCAATTCCTTTTGCAAATGTTATTTTTGGCATGTAGATAAAGGGCAAGTCTCTTGTAATAGTCTATCAGCATTATGAGATACTGTAATTCCTATTACAAGAGACGTTAAAGTAGCACAACAGATGAGAAAACTACTCATCGTGCATACAAATACGAACCTGCCCAGTCGGCACGTTTGTACATTTCCTCACGAGATGTATCATCCAGAAGATTATACCGAATCCCTTTGGCAGGTGATTTGAATGATGCTGCTTTATAAACATCACCAGTCTCTTTATCTACAAAGAGATGAACGTGACTTTGATTATAATCTTTCATTATAATCTTATGATACTTACGAAGAGTATTGATACTAAACTCTGGAACATTTTCACCCTCACAGAGTTTATCAATTTGCTCTTTGTGATACTCTACACTCTCACCTTTTTCAATGTATTGACGATGCAATTCAATGCGATACGATTGATAGTTAGTGCGAAGAACCTCACAAAGAGTTTGAGTGTATTGAATAACTTTATCAGCAGTCACAGTAGTCATTTGAAGTTCAGTTTGAGTTTGAGTGATTGAAGTGCTTGTTTTCTTGCTTTGAGTTGCCCCTTACAAGTCCCTTTGGTTTTCTTGTTTTTGTTTGAGTTATGTTGCCAATTTGGGGTAGTCATCTCCTTTTTGTTTGGTTATGAGACTATTATAGGGCATTTACTGGGGTTTTGGGGGGTGTAGTGTGCCACCATAAGAAGTGGCACATCAGTTATAAGAATACTTCTTCCATTCATCAACATCTGCTCTATCTAAAGAAAACAACATTTTATTAAATGGTTTCTTTGGAGTAGTATCAAGAATTAAATTGGTTTCTTCTAATAGTTTATCACCTTTCCTTGTATTACAAGGCATACAAGCAACTACTAAGTTTTCCCAACTATTATCACCACCTTTGGAAGTGGGAAAGATATGGTCTATTGTGAGATTTCTTGTAGAACCACAATACTGACATTTGTGACCATCACGTTTATAAATCATTGCTCGTGATGGTTTATTTTGCATTATTTTTTTGTATGGTATCTTAATATAATTGACCAAACGGATAACTCTTTTACCAAGTGCCTGTGCTTTGTTCTTAATAAGCAACACAACTGCTCTCCTCCAATTTGTGAAATTTAGAGGTTCATAAGAAGCATTAAGAACAAGTATTGTTTGATTTGGTTCAAGTTTTGAGTAGTCCATCGACCTTTGAATAAGTTTAAAAGTATGAGAGTTTTATCTCTCATACTATCTAGATACAAAAAATTAAAAAAGACCAAGTATATGAAACTTGGTCTCATATACTCATCAAACAGTGGTTACAACACCATCAGCATCAGTCAGGGTTACATCCCCACCATCAACTTCTTGAGTATAGTTCTCAAGAACAGTGGAATCATAGTTATCAAGTGCTTCAACGAGTTCAGCACCAGTTTCTGCGTTAGTGAGATTAGCAATCAGTTGAGCACCAGCAGGGTTGGTGTCAACGAGTTCAGCAGCAAGAGCAATCAGTTGAGCAGACATTATAAAGAAAAGCAAGGTTAATAGTTGGTGCTTTTTAAGTCATCACCGGGACTATTAAAATTAAAAACTCAAAGAGTATTCAATTTCAATTTCATCTTCGTCAGGAAGACCAAGTTGAAGACCAATAAAATCTTCATAATCAATGCCGAGAAACTTTTGAGCAAAGTCCTCATAATCATCGTGAAGAACGCAGGTGTCAATCATCATAACCTCCTTGACTTGATGAATCTATCATAGCACGGTCAGGACCGTTTGGGAAGTGTAGTGTGCCAGCAGAAGAAGTGGCACACGGTATAATCAAACGTCGTAGAACTTAAACGTATCAAACTCTTCCTGAAAAAAGAATTTGTCAATTTCAGTATTGATTGAAGAAAGACCCAACATAAAGTTGTAGTGGTCCATCATCATATGACAAACAGTTTCTAAACAATCAGGATACTTTTGATAAACATTGTTGTCATCAAGAATTAACATTGGTCTTTGATTGATTACGGAGTAATTGTAGCACGGTTTGTGGTGCTGTGCTCGTTTAGTGTGCCAGCACCACAAGTGTCACAGGATCTCAACGTCCCCCAACAGTTCTGGGTAGTAGTCTGTAACCTCTGTAATCAATTCTTCATCATTATAGGTTGCAAGATTATCTTTTAGAGTATCATAAACAAAACGTTCCATAGTTTTATAATCCATACTCTCAATCATTTGCTGGATATAATCCTCAACAAGTTGCTCACGATTAAAAGACATTTTGTTAAACTCCAAGATTTCAGTGTAAAGGTCAGTCATTAAACAGCATCAATTTCAGCAAGTTTCTTTTGCTTTCGCAAGTCAGTAATCCTCATTTGAAGATCAGCAATATCCTCATACAATACCTCTGCCTCATCAGACAGATTGTAGTAATGATATTCAGACCTTGCTTTCTTCATTTGCTTGAGAAGTTTCTCATACTTCTTCTTTGATTCTTTGAGATCTTTTTCGTAATCTTGAATAGACTTTGAATAATTCATTTGTTGAGAGGACTAGACCAATAAGAACGGAAAACAGTAATAAGAATAACAGCAGTGCTAATAACACCAACCAAACCAAGATAGGTAGTGGCATCACCAGTAAAATTGAACGTGTTGGGCATCATTTGAGTGATTTACTTCGTAATCATAGCACCCCAGAGGGGTTTGTGCTTATTTAGTGTGCCAGTGCAACAAGTGGCACATCGTATCAAGAATGAAACTCTTGATGTTGTCTCCAAGCACCAGAGTGCATCTCTTCTGCACTGATTGGAGGTTCTCCACCATCATTATCATAAAGATATTGTGGTGTTGGGTCATAATCTACAATTTCTTCAATCATAGAAATCACTTCATCAAGTGTATCTACATCACTTGAATTGAGGTTCATATCCATCATATGAAGTGAGTTTTCAGATTTTACAATCTCTTTCAATTCCTTACAAATGCGTTCTAGTTTTGTGTGCGGATGTTCCATCACCATTCACCTCGTTGAACCATAATCTTTTTGATTTCAATGTAAATAAACTGTTTCAATTTCTCATCATTTGTATTTTCAAAAGCAGCATACAATCGTTTCAAGTAATCTTCTTGCTTTACGACATTGACGACTTTTGCGTTAGTTACACCAATATCACGCAGAGGAGAGTTTGCTTTTACTTTATTTTTACCAAAGTTCCCAGATACACGACCTTGTGTGCGAAGTTTAGGTTTGATTTTAGAAAGATTTGAAGTAAGCATTTGCCTTTGCTTGTGTCCTCTTATTATAGCAGGTTCTGCGACCCGTGCCCGTTTAGTGTGCCAGTGCTACAAGTGGCACAGCACTATCCAATCACTCGTCGTCTAACTCCACATCTTTTACAAGGTCTTTCAATCTATCAAAGAAATCTTCGGTGAGTGGAACTGTCTCTACCTTACCAGTTCTTACATCTTCTGCCATCTCCATAAGATATTCAAGGAACTTTTTGGAATAAACTTCATCTTCACCAAGAGTTGCCCAGAACCATTCAATACATTCTGCTTCTGGGTCTTCTGCTGTTCTTGGTAGTGTATAATTATCATAATTACTACCCATCAAGTCTGCCCAGATACGGAACGCATCAGCAATAGTCTGCCATCCAGTCATCCAGCAGTGCCCGATATGATACTCCCACCAGTTGAGTGTGGTTTTCTGTTTGTCTGTTGCTAATACTGGTTTAGAAATCATAGTGCGAATACCTCCACATCACTCACAGAAAATCCACCTTTCAGTAGATAATAAGTTCTCAATTGTAGAGCACTCATAGGAGTATTTACAAGAAACTGAATTCTTACAGTTGCACCATCTACAAGAGATGATAGGATGACGGCAAACTTATTATTCATCAGTGCTCCACCATTGCGTCAAGATACCTTATTGTATCATCCATACGAGTATCCGTCAAGTGAGCACCAGGACAATATCCCAAGTGTTTATTATGAGTATTCACCCAATGCCTCATAAGTTCATCATCACCACCCAAAAGAATATCCAAACACACAACCATTTGTATCAGCTTTATTGGTTCAATATCACCCAAAGGCATATGAAGAGCATTTGCAGCTTTGGTTGCTGTCTGTTTTAGAAACTCTGCGTCAGTCATCAGTATTTCTCCAAACAATAAACACCATTCTTTTCAGTAATGGCAGAACAGGTGTCCACGAAATCACCGCAACACATATAAATCAAGTTATTAAACCGACGAATGTTTGCGTGATGAATGTGCCCGCAAATAACACCGTTATAGTTCTTTTTTTGTTGATTACAGTATATAATTAAATCATACTCATACTTATCAATATATTTCTTTCCTCTTACACTATTTTTGAGAGAATAAACCAAAGAGAACCGAAAGAACCTTTCCAACCAAATACTCATAGGTGTGATAAACTCATAACCCCAGTTGAACATCAGTTGCTTCCAAGAACCAGAAGAGAACTCCGAGTGCTTATCTCCGTGAGTGCAGAGATACTTATTCCCAGCACCATCTTTATGAACATACTCATCACACATCATAAAGTTCTTGTGCTCAAAGGTACAATACCTTCTCATAGCACCTTCGTGATTACCAAGAACATAAACAACTTCTGTGCCTTTCTTACACAAATCCAAAAGTGCATGAACACATTCGGTGTGCTCTCGTTTCCATCTGGTATTGTATTTCTCCATACAATAGATGTCTATGATGTCCCCAACCATCACCAACTTTTTAGTTTTAAGTTCTTTGAGAAACTTGAGTAGTTTTTGAGTATTACATCTTTCTGTGCCCAGATGCACATCACTTATAAATGTCGTATCGTAAGTCATTAGAGTGCCTCTACTTCATCCGCAATTTGTCGCAACTTATCTATGGGACATTCCATCTCCCCTAAATCTGTGCATAATCTATCGGCAACCTCACGGATAACAGCAACAACTCCATCTTTTGGAAAGTTGTAAGCATCCTCTACTTCATATGCTTTCATAATCTGTTCTGCTCTAATCGTCATAATGCCTCCAACTCATCAATTATATCAACAATATCCCTAAAAACACAACAACAAGGTTCATCACCACCATACTCCTCTTCATCAAATACATCATTCAATTTACGAAGGGCAGCAGCAATCACCTTTGCTCTATCTCCACTTTGAGGACGGAGAGTAAGTTCAAGAGTAGCATCCAAAATCTGCTGTGCCCTAATGCTTTTTGATGAGTTTTCCACGACCATTATACCAGTTAGTATCAGGACATTCTACACTAAAAACTGAATTTCCGCAACCATCAGTCCACCATTTCTTTTTCTTTTGTGCTTCACTCAGTTTTCTTTTAGTTTCTTCCGAAACAGTTTTACCTTTTTGTGCTTCACCCATTTTTCTTTTGGTTTCTTCCGAAAGAGTTTTACCTTTCATCACCGCACTTAATTTTAATTTATGACTTTCTGAAAGAGGTCTACCTTTATTCGTTTCACTTTGTTTTAATCTTGATTGCTCCGACCGAGGTATACCTTTCTTTGCTTCACTCATTTTTCTTTTAGTTTCTTCTGACCTTGTTTGACCTTTAGTCGTTTCTTTAATTTTTTCTCTGTGTTCTTTTGAATGAATTTTACCTTTATTTGCCTCACTTATTTTTTGTTTTTGTTCTTTACTTATTTCTTTCCCATAGTTAGGATTTTTTTCACCAACTCTCAATTCACTTAATTTTTTTCTTGTTTCTTCACTTATCACAAGTCCAGAAGCACCTTCACCACCATCAGTTCTGTTTCTTAATACACCAGTTCCTAAATCTTTTCTACCAAACACAGCAATCATATAGATTTCGTG